ACACGCCTATACAGAAGTATTGCGACCAACCTTATCTGATAAGGGAAGAATGGGTGCGGCTCTATTCTGTGGAACTCCTAGAGGTTATGGAAACTGGTCTTACAATTTATTTAGTAGAGAGAAAGATGACGACCAATGGGCATCATTTCAGTTTACAACACTGCAAGGTGGACAGGTATCTAAACAAGAAATAGAACAAGCTAAATCTGATCTAGATGAACGAACATTTAAACAAGAATATGAAGCATCATTTGTTAATTATGCAGGACAGATTTATTACAACTTTGATAGGAAAGAAAATGTCATGGATAAATACACTCCTCAAACGCCAGAAGTTCACATAGGTATGGACTTTAATATTGATCCTATGAGTGCAGTTATTTCAGAATTAAAAGGAAATGGTATATATATTTATGATGAAATTGTGATCTATTCCTCCAATACTGATGAGATGGTTGAGGAAATCAAGAATAGGTTTAAGGATAAACATATCTATATTTATCCTGATCCTGCGTCAAAGCAAAGAAAGACATCAGCAGGTGGTGTCACAGATTTAGCGATACTAAAAAATGCAGGATTTAATTTAAGAGTAAGAAATAATCACCCACTCATTAGAGATAGGATTAATTCAGTAAATACTAAATTGAAGAACGCTAATGGCACTAGAACTTTATTTATTGCAAATAAATGCAAAACTATGCTAAAAAGCATTGAAAGACAAATTTATAAGGAAGGCACAACTGTACCTGATAAGGACAATAATTACGATCACATGAATGATGCATTAGGATATTTAGTGGAATATTTATACCCAGTAAGACGAGATTTTACACCTAGTAAACCCAAGAGGTGGAGTTAATGGCAATATATAGTAGAGATTTTTTAACATTAAGACACAAACATTACGAAGAAAAATTCAAGGATTGGCATTTTCATTTAATGTCATATTTGGGCGGACAAGACTATCAAGATGGCTATCAGTTAAATAGATACATCCTAGAAACTGATGAGGAGTATATCAAAAGAGCAGAAAATACTCCGATTGATAATCACTGCAAGAATGTAGTACAGATTTATTCCTCATTTTTATTTAGAGTTGCACCTACAAGAGATTATGGATCATTAGCAGGTGATCCGCAGCTAGACAGTTTTATTAATGATGCAGATTTAGATGGTAGATCATTTGACAATGTAATCAGAGAGATGCAAGTAAACGCATCTATCTATGGTACTTGTTGGGGTATTATAGATAAACCTGCCGTACAAACTCAAACTAGAGCAGAGGAGATACAATTAGACATCAGACCATACATGAGTATCTATACCCCTGAGAATGTCTTAAATTGGAATTATCAGCGTAGTATTAACGGAAGATATGTTCTTACAGAGTTAACATTATTAGAAGATTTATTTGATGATGTAGCAACTATTAGAGTTTGGAACATGGAAGATATTTCTACTTACAAGGTAAAAGATTTTAACAAAGGGTATGCAACTGCAAAACCTATACTCATAGATGAAATGCCTAATCAATTAGGTAAAGTTCCTGCAGTAGTTTTATATAACCAGAAATCTCAGCGTAGAGGTGTTGGTATATCTGATTTGAATGATGTGGCAGAATTACAGAAAGCTATTTATAATGACTATTCAGAGATAGAGCAGTTAATTAGATTGTCTAATCACCCTAGCCTTGTAAAAACACCTAATGTAGAAGCTAGTGCAGGTGCAGGATCTATTATTGAAATGCCTGAAGATTTAGATGCAAGTTTAAAACCCTATTTAATTCAACCTAGTTCCCAGTCATTAGATGGCATTATGAGCAATATCAATATGAAGGTAGAAGCTATTAACAGAATTACCCATATGGGAGCAGTAAGAGCCACTCAGGATAGAGTACAATCTGGTATAGCCTTACAAACAGAGTTCCAATTACTAAATGCTAGATTATCTGAGAAAGCTGATTATCTACAAAATGCTGAAGAACAAATATGGAAACTATTTGCTGAATGGCAAAATACTACATTTGATGGTGAAATTATTTATCCAGATAGTTTCAACCTTAGAGATTATGCATCTGATCTACAGTTCCTACAAGCAGCTAAAGCTAGTGGTGTTCCTTCAGATAGCTTTGCTAAAGAAGTAGATAAACAAATTGCTAGAGCCGTAGTAGATGATGATGAAAAGATTAGCACTATTGATGATGAGATAGATGCCAAAGCTGCACCTATCGGTCAATTCTCTACACCAACTATTGAGGGTGAAGAAATTGAAGAAGCGTAAAGTTCCCAAAGATAAAAAATCTAAAGTACCTAAGAAGTATTTATCAGGACTTAAAGGTGCTAAGAGATCCAGACGAGCATCTTTAATCAAGAGAGTTGCAGCACTGTATAAAGCAGGGAAAAGAATCCCTATGTCATTACTCAGATCAAGGACTAAGGCATAATGGCAGTTAGAAGAAAAGCATTATCAGCTACAGTCAAAGCCACCTTACAAAGAAAAGCAAAGGCATCTAAGAAATATACTTATGGAACACTAGCTAAAGTTTATCGTAGAGGACAAGGTGCGTTTTTATCAGCAGGTAGTCGCAGAGTTCCTATGGCGGCTTGGTCTATGGGCAGAGTTAATTCATTCCTTAGAGGTAGTCGGAAACACGACTTAGACTTACGCAAAAAGAAAAAGTAAAAGGTAAAACAGTATCTACTACTGATTTCTATAACTGGACACATCAGCAACATGGTGAAAAGAAATGCTTTTGCGGTAAGTTCGCAAGTATCGGTTTTAATTACAGATATGGTATGTTAGAACTACTATGTTTTAAACATTACGAAGAAAGGATAAGCCAATGCCATACGGAAAAGGTACATACGGATCAAAAGTCGGTAGACCAAAAAAATCAACTAAGTCTAATATGAAGAAGAAAAAGAAAAAGAAATAATGGCTATTTATAGAGGTCGTCAAGTCAAGCTAAACAAACCATTTAGGACACCTAGTTCTAGAAAGAAGTTTGGTGTTTATGTGAAGAATAAAGCAACTGGAAATGTGAAAGTAGTAAGATTTGGCGATCCTAAACTATCTATAAAGAAGAATATCCCTGCTAGACAGAGAAGTTTCATGGCTAGATTTAGACCAATATTAGCCAAAGTAAAAGGTCAAAAAAACCTATCACCTGCCTATTGGGCAGTACAATCATGGAAAAAAGGTTTTAAAATATAGCTTATTTAGCACTTGCAATTTAGTTATAAATTCTTTATAACTGTATTTATGAATACAGGAGAAACTAAAATGTACACAGATCAGCAAATACAACAAATCTATGTTGAAGATCGTATGAAAACAAAAAGAGCATTTGAAAAAACTTTTGCAGAAAAGTTTAAAGAACAGGTGAGTTCTAAATATCGTAGAGAAGTTAATAGATTTGCAACTCATTACAATTTAAGAAAAAATAAAGATGGTAGTTGGAATTCTCATGCCCTGCATGGAATGCTTCATGGTAAAAAATATCCATCTGAGATGCAGGAATATTTAACTAGATTATTTAATATATGGATGAGAACTGAATCATATGAAGATTATGTGATTAGCATGAAATCACATTATGAATTTTATTCTAAATGTTTAAAAATTGGTGGAGAACACCCTTGGTATATGATGAAAGAAATACTTGAAAATTATCAAGGAAAAATAGGTAAATAATCCTGTATTTACTAAGTAGCCATTTCATTATATACAAAATGGAATGGCTACTAAACAAGAGATCCTATCCAAACTAGCTGCTTCTCACGAACAAAGAATATCCAAAGTTCTTTTTGATCTTGAAGAAGATATTATTGCTCAATTACAAAGAGCCACAGACGGAGTTCCGCTTACCACAGAGTTAGCTATTCAGCTAAGACCAAATCTTAAAACATTAATAGAACAGAACTACCTGAAAGAAGGTACAAAGATTATTTCAGAATATGATGAGGTGGTTAAATCCTTTATGGATTTCACTAGGACTATCCCTGATGACCTAGTATCACCTAAGTTTAAAACCCTAACAAAACCTGATTTAGTTTTAATCAATCAATTAAAGCAACTATCCTTTAGTGGATTTGAAGATGTAGCCAATAGATTTCTTGATACGATTGCTACAGAGATATATTCATCCGCAGTCACTGGTAAACCATTTCCTCAGATAGTAGAAAATATCAGAGCATCTATCAATGGTGTCTATAGACGTAGTAATGAAGCTGCAGTTAATAGATTAGTTGCGATTGTAGAGGAGAATAGATACTCAGATGATCCTATAGCTAAAAAGAAATACTTAGACGCAAGAAAGATACTACACAGTAAATATGCTTCTGATATTAGGGGTGAGAACATGAGGAAGTACGCATCTCAAATAGCACATGACAGTATCATGCAGTTTGACGGACAGTTCACCAAACACAAAGGACAAGAAGCAGGAATAAATACATACAAATACACTGGCACAAATATCACGACCACTAGACAATTCTGTAGAGGACAACTTAATGAAATAAAATCAGAGGAAGAATGGAGAGATGTATTTACTGGCAACTGGAGAGGTAAATCAGGATCAGATCCTTTTGTTAATAGAGGTGGTTATAGATGCCGCCATAGTTTAATCCCTTATGATCCTGCATGGGATGCAATACCAGAAGTCAATAAAATAAAACCAAGAACAAAAAAAGAATTAAAGCCTAAATCTGCAGTTCCTGATGTAATCATTGGAGGATTGTTAACTAGAGGATCAGATAAAGTTAGAAAAGCATATCAAGATGAATTTAATGAACAATTAACAGATCAACTAAAGAATATAGCTAACAAATATGAATATCCGCAAACTATATCTAAAGGTAAGGGTGTTTATAGATGGTGGAAATCAGAAATGGTGGCTAGTTCAAAAGCGGTGAGTAAAATGAAAGGTGGTGATGGAGTAAAAAGTTATGTTATTTCACATGAATACGGACATCATATTGATTATGTGACAAATAACACTAGAGGAGTTGCGTGGTCTGAATCAAATAAAGATTTTATTGAAGCTATTGATAAAGATAGAAAAAGATTTAAAGGAAAAATTGTTAAAGATAGAAGGGCAGGTAAATCTGATTTATATATTATTGATAAAGAGGAATTAGATAAAGTATTTGATGAATTAGCTTTTAAGGTAAGGAAAGACGTAAGTAGAATAAGTTATGGCAGAGAATTTATTACTAATAGAGAGTTAACTGAACTAAAAGGTGATGGATTTGCAAACATAAGTGATATCATTGATGCTTTAACAAAAGGTAAATTTGCAAATGATTACCAAATGTGGGGGCATGGAGAAAGCTATTTCGGTCAATTAGGTAGAGTTGAAAAAGAAATTTTTGCAAATTTATTCTCACTTAAACATAATGAAGAAGCCTATAATTTAGCAAAAAAATATATCCCTAATACAGTAAAACAATTTGAAAAAAGATTACTAGAATTAGAAAGGTTGTGAAGTAAGTATGACATTAAGTATAGACGATAGACAACAAAAACTAGCACAATGCGTAGATCCTAAAGATTTTTATGCTTTATATGTTTTAAATTTTGGAGAAGAAGTTCCTGAGATTTGGACAACAAATGGTGGAGAAAAATTAGATATGGTCATTGATGCAATAATTGACAATAAAAAAATAGAAAAAAAAGAATTACCTGAACTTTGGGATTGATAAAATTCCTTGAAGAAGAAGATAAATAAATATATCTCTTAAATAAATAACTAACAAAGGAGTTATAATTATGTCTGACGAGAATAAAACGGAACAGGTGGAACAATCAACTACTGAAACAGTAGAAACAAAGCAGGAACAACCAGTAGAGCAACCTAAGCCAAGTCAATTTGATATTGATAAGGTCGTTAAAGACAGACTTTACAGACAAGAGAAACAATTACTAGAATCATTAGGCGTTAATGAC